GTCTTGATGCCCATCTCTTCAGCCCACTGCTTGTAGGCCTTTTCGAGCTGAGCACGATCCGACAGCTTGGCATTCTCGGGGTCTGCCGTTACCTGGCTCACCACGATATCGAACGACTGCCATTTCAACTGGCTCTTGGCGACCTCGGGGTAATCCTTGGCAAAGCGCTCCACCTCGGAGAACCATTCGTTTGCAGCCTGCTGCTTTGCGGTCTCGGCCGCCAGCTCGGCCTTCTTGACCTTCCAGTCCAGCTCGCCGCGCTCTTCCTGGATCTTGCGCAGCTCTGCCCGGTACTCGGAAGTGGTCAGGTCGCCGTCGTCAAACTTCTGGGTGGCTTCGTCCTCGCGGGCGTCAAGCGCAGCCTTCTGCGTCTTCACTTCCTCGGGGTCGATCTGGTCAGCCTGGATCAGCGGGGCGCGTTGGGTGCGAGTCTGCTCGACCTGCTCACCTTCGTCCTGGCCATCATCTGCGCCAGCGCCTTCATCATCCTGAGCGCCTTCGCCATCATCGGCACCTTCGTCAGCGCCTTCGTCAGCACCCTCGTCGGCGCCTTCTTCTGCTTCGTCCAGGTCGTCGCCGGCACCATCGTCGGCGCCTTCGTCGTCTTCTTCCTCAAGCCCGGCGCGCTCGTCCTCGGTCAACAGCTCAAGCTCTTCATCGGTATAGGTCTTAGGCATGGTCTTTCCTCACTGTGCGGGTGCGCCGTTTGGCGCAGGTTGCCCTGGTTGGGCGGTTTGCTGGGCTTGCTGCTCCATTGCGGCCTGCTCAGCCATTGCCTGCTCTTCAGCCTGCGCCTGCTCAATCAGCGCCTGCTGCTGGGCATTCTGCTCGTTCTCTGTGCGTGACATGAATCCTGCCTCATGCAGCACTGTATCAGCGACAGGGACGACGGCGGGCGCTGACAGCATAGCCAGTGCCGCCTCAAGTGCCGCCTTCTGCGTGCTGACGTTGGTGCCGGCCATGTTTGCCATGATCTCCTGCGCCTTGACGCCGGCCAGCTGACTGTCTGCACCGGCCTTCTGCGCGTCGGCTTGCGCCTTGGCAGCCTTGCCTTCCTTCTCGGCCAGCTCCGCCATGGCCATGCGCATCTGGAACTCTTGCTGCTGCTGCTTGGCCTGCTCTTGCGCCTGCTCTTCCGGGGTCAGCTCTTCGGCATCGGGGTCGCGCTGGCCTGTAACCTGACGGATGCGCTTCACCAGCTCCTCGCGGTTGCCCAGATCCATGCTTTCGACCAGCAGGTCGACCATGACCAGCGCCAACTGCGGGGCGGCCTGGCCAAGCTGGCCGATCAGATTGAACAGGGTCTCCACCTCTGCCTGTCGGCGTGTGGCGTTCCAGCTCTCCTCGGAAATGATGAAGTCAGCCTTTGTCAGCGCAACATCGTTCTCCGGCATGCCGTCGTTGACTGTAACGTACTCCGGGCGCCCGCGCATGTTGGTGATGCGGAACTGCTTTTCTTCGGTGAAGAACTGCTCGATCAGAGAAAGCTGCTTCTCGCCTTGGACCTGCCGGGCATAGCGTAGGTTGTCGAAGTAGCCAGACGTGGAAAGCGCGCCCTGGTCCTGCCTTGCTTGAATCGCCTTACCGGACGTTGCGTTGGTCTGCATGCCCTGGTTTTCTTCCGTGACGCCAGACACGGACTGAATCATCTTGATGGAGTTGGCCATCAGCTGCAGGTGTGCAGGTGCCAGCTCGCGGTCGACATTGATGTCGAGGGCCTTGTTTGGCTTTTTGACGATTACAGAGTCAGGCCGAGCCATCTCCTCCTGAAACTCGTCCAGGTCGTCAACGGCACCCTCATCCATGACCACCTTGTTCGTGGACAGGATGTGCAGGGCCTTAGCCGCGCGCTTGTTCACGTCGACCTGGATGTCGCGGGAGTTGCGGATCACGCCATAGGGCTGGTTGTTGCGGCCGCGGATCTTGCCGAAAATCGGCGTGAACGGGAAGCTGTTGTGACGGTACGGGCTCTCGCTGACGTAGACCAGTGCATTGGTGGTCATAATGGCCACATGCATCCGGTACACGGTCTTCTTGATCAGCTGCGCTTCGCCGCTCTTCAGGCTCTCTTCGTGGCCGCGAGATCCTGGTTCGTACACTTCGCCGCGGAAGTCGCCGCCCTTCATCACGTCAACCATGATGGGCGTGCGATACCAGCACTCGATCAGGCGCAGGCGCCGGCGCTGGTGGTCACTGTCGTAGCTGCCTTCGTTGACGCCATCCAGATCGTTCTCAAGCGAATCCATCGCCTCGTCGCCGTCTTCCTCCAGCGTCGACGTCCTGTCGCTGTCGATCGCCCCGCGGATAACGTCCACCCGGTCAGGGGCCAGCGCAATGGCGACATCCTCATCCACCCACTTAGAGCGGAAGACGTATCGTGCATCAGACAGGTCAAGCTCTGTGCCGGCGCTGTCGCGCAGCATGTTGCGCCATGACTCGTAGCGGGAATAGATCGGCTCTCCCTCGCTGTCGTCCTGCACGCCGTCTTCCAGCCAGCCGATACCGACCTTCACCGCATCAGCAAACGCGCGGCTCACGTCGAAGGCTGTCCGGTTCACGTCCTCCAGGTATTTCATCAGCTGGGTTTTCTTCTCGGCCTGCTTGCCACCCTCCTTGCGGCGCGGCAGCACCTTGAAGTCTGTGCGCATGCGGCGCTCGGTGCCCAAGATCCAGTCAACTGCATTGGCGATGACGTTGAACACCAGCGCCATCTGCCCGCGCTCTTCCATCACCGCTTTGTCTTCTTCAGACCACTGCTCGTTGTCGTAGAAGTCCTCATCCTTGGCCTGCTGTCGGCGGTTCTCTTCCTGGATGCTCAGTTCTCTGGAGTACAGAGCCATCAGCCTGGTGTGCAGCTTTCTGTGCTTCTCGCTGTCCAGGTCGTGAATCTTCTTCGGCACCGGGTCTTCGGTGAACAGAGGGTCAAAGTCTTCAGGCGTGCGCTTGCGGCGCGCTTCCTTCACGTCTGGCCCTGTCGATGCGTAGTCGCTCATACTCGCTCCACGATTTCCCGGTGCTTGGTCTTGCCGTTTTCGTCGGTGACAAAGCCGTCAGCCACCACAATGAGGTCACCCGGCGGCAGCGGCGGGATCTTCATCAGATCGTCCAGCTCGTCGTGGATGACGTTGATCACAGTCGATGCGGAGTGCGGCCCAACACCAATACCCAGCTGCTCGGCAAATACGGCGCCAGCATTGCTGATGTACCGCTCGCACGCCTCACGCTGCTCTTTGTTCAAGCCCTTGGCCTCAACGTCCCACTTGAAAGCGTCGTCAACGGTAACCACGCACGGGCGGACACGCTGGTTGATGCGCCGATTAGTGGGCAGCAGGACGATGCAAGGGCGGTGCCGGCCGTCATCGCCGCGCCACCACGTCCCATATACGGTGATACCCTTGCCGATATACGGGTGGACGAAGTGCCGCTTTGTCAGGTCCAGGGCTACATGGCTCATTCGGAAATGCCCAGGTTCGGCTGGGAGATGATGCGAGCGACCGCCACAGCAACACCAAGCCCCATGTTCACGGATGCCCACACTACCGGGCTCACCTGCCCGTCAAAGTGGACCCATGCACCAGCAGCGCCATTCAGCACTGCAGTCAGGACCGCCAGCTGCACGCTGCTCATCTTCCACGCTTTCCGCCATTCCTTGATCAGTGTCATACGACTGCTCCTGATTTGTTGCGTCGCCGTGGCCGCTGGCCTGCTCTGACGCTTGGTTGAGTGTAGCCTTGTGCGAACTGCCGGAATGCGTCGGCTGCCTCGCTATGCCCGTCGTGCTTGACCGGCACGTCGGTAAAGTTCTCGGTCTGCGCGTTCCATTTCTTCTTGTAGCTTTCGAGGTGGATCAGACCGGCCTTGCACTCTGTCTCGTCGAACCAGCACTGACCGAACACGTCGCGCACCTTCTGGATGCCGTGCTGCAGCTCGGACACGCGCTCCACAATCTCGATGTTCTTCAGGCCAAGGTTCTCCAGCATTTCCCTTGGCGTAAGGTTTTGGTTCTCGCCCTGGCGTGCATGGTTGCCGTCGTGAGGCAGGTAATGCGTTCCCCATACCCAGCCCAGCTTCTGCATCTCGCTGACAAAGTGGGCGTATGGCTCGCCCCATCCTTCGATGAACTTGATGAACCGGTGCTGCTGGCCGATCTGCTGGTGGAACCAGATCGCCGTGCCGTCGCTGTTGCCGATGTCCCAGAACGTGTTGACCGGGTATCCGTCGACGTGCGGCACGGTAGTAATGCGCTTGGCCTTCCTGGCCGCGACCATCTGCACAGTATAGTAGCAGCCTTTTGTGGACTTCTGGAAAGCCTCCTCCGGGGTGGACGGGTACTCCTGCCACATTTTCTCTTCGCTGCCGCTGAACTCCTGGTCCCGGGTTGCCACCCACCAGGCGCGCTGCTCGATGTCGATAACGCAGCCCATCTGGGCCTCGATCTTGTCGAAATAGGCGTCATCGTCTGCGGTAATGATCACGTCGTCCGGATCAAGCCGATACTCCAGGGCGTCCCACCACGGGAAGAAGTGGAACGAATAATCCTTCGCGCCCAGCTTCTTGCCGGACTGGTGGAGCTTCATCGCCCTGGTCGTGATGTCGTAGAAATGCCCTGTCTGGCCTTCCGCCGTCGACTCGATGAACAGCAGGCCGCCGGGTGCCAGCGCCGGAATGGAGCCGGTCATTACCTCCTCGGCGCGCTGCGGGAACTTTGCGCAGATTTTCCCGAACTCGGAGACGTGCAGGTACTGCAGCGTACCAGAGCGCATCGATACAGCCACACGGATGGAAGAGTTGTTGTGAAACAGCATCTCGGACGTGTTTGCCGACTTGAGCGGCATGGCGGCGCGCAAATGGTCTGGCAGGTTGTCGTAAGCAAACCGCACCTTGTCGCGGAAGATGGTCTCTGCAGCCTTCAGATCCTGCGCCACGATGCCG